CTCCTATTAAAGTGGGAATGCCTCTTAATGGTGGATCAATGTCTAGAATTTACCAGGAGCATGCCCGTCGGGATTTGCATTTTGCTGGTGATTGTTCATCTTTTGATTCAACATTGAGTGGTAAAACACTTGATATTATCAAGAAAGTTCGCAAAAAGGGTTTTGAATTTCATAGAGATTACAAAAATATTTGTGAGCTTATTGATAATGCTTATTGGGAAGTTGAAAATGGTGTTCTTGTTCTTACTAGCAGGGGTGCTGCCTATAAGAAAGGTACTGGTTTGAGTACTGGCCATAGTTCAACTTCTATGGACAACTCTTTAGGTTTGGTGTCATTGTACCTTAGAGCTTGGAAAGAGCTGACTGGGCATACTGCACATGAATTTAGACATTTTTGCACCTTATCTTGCTATGGGGATGATAATATTATCTCATGGGATAAAGATGTGCATCCTAATTGGACCTTCCCAAATATTCAAACCACTTTTAAGAAGTGGGGGGTTGACCTTAGAGAGGAAGCTGCTGGTCCATTGGAGAAAATAGAATTTTTATCTAAATTTGGTCGTCGACCAAATCAACAAGATAGAGATACCTTTGCTAAGCATGATTTGCCAACCCCTGCTTGGATTGTTTACCATAATAAGCAGAAACTTATTGGTAAAATTCAAAGTGATTATGTTGGCTTAAAGAAGGCAATAGTCATTAAGGATCAATTAACTCGTATTAAGAGTTTTATTGATTTAACTGCAGGACATGAAGATGTCTATGAAATGTTGTTAAATGCAGCCTTAAAGAAAGTCAAATTGATTAGGGGCCGTGATAAGAACTTTAAGATTTCCTTGCCAACATATGGGGATGTTTTAAGGAATTGGTACTACAACCAAAAGAATATCAAGGGTTTTGCGGAGGAATCAGACATTCCTGAGGAGGATGTGATGTACACCTATGGTCAGGTTACTGTCATAGACGCTATATCAAATTTCTTCTCTCGTTTCGCTGATTTTGTAAATCCAGATGTTTATAATTCAGGGTTAACAATTTTCTTGCAGAGGCCTTTGAAACCTTTCCTTGAATGGGCACTTTTGTTCACTAGAGAAGCTAATGGTATTTACACTGGCCGCCATTTAGCATCAATTGTGCAAAAGACAGCTTATGATTGGATAACAAATGAGGTTGAGATTCCATTAGGAGATGACTCTAGTTATGCAACTGGACGTTTGATTAAACATTGGATTTATATGATTTTCTGCCAATCAAAAGGAGGTTTCTTTTCAAGATATATCCTAATGATGGACAAAAAGTTGGCAGATATTAAATATATTTTATTTGGCCATGTTGATTTGCAGGTGCGTCGTTTAGATATCCCAATTTGGAATATACTTTTGTGTGCAATGCTTGGTTGGCTTCCAACTATTGGTGGCTTGCCAGATTACAGAAAAGTTCCATTTTGGGCAAAATTGCAATATGTGTCTTTTGGCTGGATCTTTGACACCTTATTCGGTATGATCACTAATATTTTGTTTGCAAGTGTCCCAGCGAATTTTATGGCATCCAATCAAGCTTGCAAGTTAGCTTTGGCTGGGCAACCATATATTGTTGAAGCTGCCACTGGTTCTGGAAAAACAACTGCAATGATAAATTCATTTTTATCATTACCTGAAGTAGCTTCTTTGAAGCACTTGATTGTAGTTGAACCTAGATCATCTATCGTTTCTGGTGTTGTACCTTATATGAAGTCCAAATTTGGTATGAACTGTACTGGTGCAACTGAGGGTTTTGTTTATGACCCTAAAGCTAAGGTTATTTATGCAACCCCCATGGAACTTGTTTTGCATGAGGAATGGATCAATGATTCATCTTTCTTTGTTTTTGATGAAGCTCATGTTATGGAAACTATTTATCAATTTGCTTTTCTTTTAATTAAAAAGAAAGGTTTGAAATATTTGTTAACATCAGCCACACCTCCACAGGATTTGGGTTTGCCTATTAGTAGGATTTCTGGAGCACAAGTGTGGTCAATTGACCATGTTGATGCACTTGTGGTGATGACAAAAGACCCATCTTATGAGTCTTTGACATTATCTTATAAGTCATATCTTGATCATCCTACTTACCAATTTGGTTTTGACATTTATAGAAAATTTGTTTCGCATTATTTGTCTAATGCTAACCCCTTTTCTAAAAGCCTTGTCTTTGTCAATACTAAGAAAGAAGTTATGCTTTTCTTGGACACGTTGAAAGGTCCTTCTGGTGGTATCGTAGGATTTTGGAGTGGACATACTGATTTGCCAGAAAGATGGAGTATTATTGTCACAACCTCTGTTTCTGACATAGGTGTGACTTTGCCATCTGTTGATCATGTTTTCACTACAAACTCTGAACTTGTTGTTCGGGGTTATGATGTGGTGAAACCTGTCATTTATGGTGCTACTCCTGCCCTCCTTAAACAAAGGAAAGGCAGAACTGGCAGGACTAATAATGGTAGGTTTATTTTCTTTGAGTTGAAGGGATTACCTGAAAAAGATCCTTTTCACCCTATTGAAAATATCCTCAATTTGATTTCATCTGGTGTCAATTTTGATTTAATTATGAAAATAGCGCCAGAATGGTTACAACTAGCTTTCCCAAATTCAGATTTATCTAAATTGGGAACTACTTTCAATAATGTGGAAAAGCAGATTATCACACCAGCTTTAAGGTGGCAAGAGGGTGAATCTTCCATTGTTGAAAGCTTAAGATTGAAACTAGAAGGTAGATTGTCCAAATTTGCTGGTTATATTGATCCTATCAATCTACAACCAGTTAGAAATGGAGTGCGGCCCCAAAGGGGCTGGTCTGTGAGTGCAGAAATTTTGGATTTCTTACTTAATCTTAAGAAATTTACTCCTAAAAACATTGAACTTGGACCCATGGAATCAGCTAAAACAGAAGTTGCACATGTGTCCTATGTTGCTAAACCAAATCCATCAAAGATTTGGGATAATAGGGTTAAAAGAGATATTCAAGCCAATTTATTAAAAATGAATAAAAATCAACTTTTAGCTAAGAAAGAAAATGACAAAGCTGAATCAGAAAAGATTCAATTTACAATTGATAAATTGAAAACTGATTTGAAATCAGCTGAGGATGATCATGC